ATTGCTATAATGGTTGCATACAAAACAATAAGCATGTCCATCAGAATACACGGAATTACCATCTGACGAACCACACTCAGGACAGCTGGTGTGATATAGGAAGGTTGATTCATCTGAGCCAGTCAACTGGGATTGCATAATAGGCACACCAAGGAAAACCGTTCTTTTCAGCCCACATAGAGTAGGTAGTTTTAGAACGCTTGTTTATTTTATTGTGAGGAGATTGAAAGATAATACGTATGTCAAGATCAGGGTTAGCTTCCTTGACTGCTTTCATCTTACGCCTCTGATCTGGGGGAAAGTATCCTTTAGTCTCGAAGTATATATCCCCAACTTTGAAATCAGGGATATAGTTAGCCTCGATCATGTATGGTATCTTTTCAGATTCATACTGATACTCTATGTCCATCTCATCGAGCAAGTCAGCCACTTGTTCTTCCAAGTGACTACGCATTAAAAGTCGTCCTCTTCAACTGAGCAGGGGGCTGCATCAACTGCAGGATCTTCGACCTTGAATCCTTTTGTAGAACCAAATAGTTCTGCTGCGTCCTCGGCTGTCATGTCACCATTGTCAACTACACCAGCTCCGCTGTTAAGACTAACAACTTGTACTGCTTTTAGTTTCAATGATGTACCGATGTCACCGCTTGGTAGGACGTATGGCTTTTGGAAGAAAGCTAGTTTAACTTTACTACCACTGTAGATTGGTGTGTCCTTATCTTCAATGGCTGTTCCTTCTGTGTCTACTACGACAGGAAAGAATTTGTCTCCGTCTCTCCAACTGAAACGTATGTGGAAAGTACCTTGCTCATTGTCAAGCTCTTCCCAAGGCTCAGGCTTTACTGTGACCCTTTTAGGGTTCTTAGCCTTGCTTCTAGCCCATTCTAGGGCTGACTCACGCTCTTCCTCTAGATCTTTGATGAGATCACCTTTGACTAGAGCAGAAAGTTTGTAGCCCCACTCACCTGCTTTTAGTATAGCTTGGAAGCCATCAAGTGTTACAGGTTGGGGAGTTACGTAGGTGTGCATAATTAACAGAAAAAATAGGTGGAATTTGAGACAACTTTTGGATCTAGTGTCCCAACGATTGGTGGCGGTTCTGAAGCGTTGATGGTCTCTGCAAATTTTGAGAGCCAACATTCTTCGGAAAAGATATTGGTGTAGGTTTCTCGCACAAGGCGATTGAGTGTTCCCATGTCTCCTGCTCTGCAAAGAACAGAATCGTGGATAACTGTAAATGGTTCATCAAATTGCATGAATGATCTGTGAAGAATCGAAGCATCGAATGAATGTATATAATTAGGGGCAGTGCTAGACTTATGCTTGTTAGGGCTGGGTGTAGATCTACCTGTAGGTATTCTAACCTGTGTCCTGCCTAGTAGCTGCAGCTCCATCTGTTGTGTTTCAATGTCGTCTCGTCTTTGATTGACAATAAAACCTGATGGTGTGACCCACTGAACTTCCTTAGCACCATTTCTGATGTAAAGTCCGACATGCTTCTTTATCCATCGCATTACTTTCATTGGCCCCGGAACGATGCTGTCCATTGAATTGTAGACTGCATTGACAACTTGTGTCAGTTCATCTTTGGTGGGGTCTATGTTGTTTTCTAGTAATGCCTCACGTATGTACTTGCGACTGCTATCTTTCGTAGCGTTGTATGGTATGGTCATCACCGTGCGTTTGCACACGGATCTGGTCATCCAAGGGTGCATGTAACTTGGGAGAAACTCTTTAGCCTTATCTGCCACCGCCTTGTATGCGTCACTAGGTTTGTCACTAGGTACAACATTTACAAGTTCTGCAGTGCTACGGTCTTTGGCTAGTCCTGCTAAGATCTGTAGACCTGAGCATGTCGCATCGACTGCGACCATAAGACCTGTAGTTAATTTATCTTTTTTGATACAGCAGTGGTAGTATTCGTGGCATGCAGCCATAAACTGCCAAGGTTCGTCTACCTCTTCCCAATCAGACAAGTATCTTACGGGGTCGGTAGCAACTTTAGTAATTAGTTCATGGTTTTCAGACACCCATTGATGTCTGTCCTCTAGTGTTGCCTTATCAAGACCAAAACTTGTGGCTACTTGAAAAGATAACCAAAGCTCGGCTTCATCTGTCACACTAGACTCATCAGCAAATCTGATAAGTGCTTTACCAAAGTCTGTATCTTGAGGTGTGAGGAACGCTGGGATGGGGTATGCTCTGCCCCTGTAGTCGTAAGACCAACAAAGATAGAATTTCTCATCTTTAAATTTCTCAGCTGCCTCTAATTGTGTACGTGTCCTGACTGATCTCTTGAAGTTAAGACGGTCAGCGTTGTGAGACTCTGCCATTGCTCGTCTCCAAGCTAAATTAGACTCAGGATTATCGTCTGCATTAGCAGGACGTGGTGGTTTGTAGGCTGGAGATATAGGTATAAACTTACCTATTACTCTACCTCTACTCCTCATCTCATCTGCCACTTGCAGTACATGACGATTTACACAGTATTGCACCCGCTGTAACTTGTTTAGAAAGTCAATCGGTGCTTTCCCGTGTTTTATGAAGGGGTTGCCCTTCCTAGTAAGATCATGGCCTTTCATCATACGATTTGTCAGGTATCCACCATAAATGATTTCACCTTCATCACCGTAGCCCCAGTCATCTGGATGTACCAGCATTGGCCAAGGTATACCAGCAAATAACTCAGCAGTTTTGATGAGGTCGTTGCGTTTTGATTCAAACTCAGGAGTGGGTACAACTCTGTATTCATAGCGTTTGCGGTGGGTCTTACGCTTGCTGATGGTAAACCAGTGTGTGGAATCCATTACAGCAGTCAGCCCCCAACGTCCAAGCGATACCTTAGTCTTGGTGCTCCATGCTTTCCAACGTATGTCATGCTCACCAAACTTTTTGCTGGCGATGACTTGTTTCTGCATTGTGCCACAAGATTCGTGAAAGTATCTGGTGCTGATGTAGTTCATCAATCCCGGATGATGCTTCTTATACCAACGGAACTTACACTCTGACTCAAGAGCAGAGCCAAGGGCAGTCATGGTTGGGACAATAAGATTGGTTTGTCGTTTGGTACTGAATACTCTGTCAAATGTTATCTTGAGCAGGATAGTTGAGATAGCCAACGGTTCAAGCTCATCAAGGTAAAGAGAGATCTCTCGGTAAAACTTACCAGCCTGTCCATTACCAAGCCTGTGGAAGGTATCTTCAACGGTCTTGATTAGATAGGGTAAAGCCTCTCTGATTGATGACACCCCATAAACGCTTGCGGAAGCGTAGGATTTCTCCTCTAATTTCTGTATGGAGTCGTGCAGTCTTTGCCTCCCACAGCTGATCGCTTCCTGTTCCAGCAGGAACTGTTTTTGTAGGTTTGTATGCGTCACCATAAGCTAGAAAGAGGGAGTATTCGTAATCATCGAGGTGGTCGATTTGTCGTTGTGTCAAGTTAGACATCATAAGATTTACATTGTTGTTCATAGGGAAATACTTTACAGTACTCCTCCATACTATTGAAGCAGCTCCAGTTTGGCAAGTAGAAACCTATCTCATATTCTGGATTGCGTTTGGTAATTAACTTGCCTTGAGCAGCAAGCATAACCAATAGGTTGTCAATGATGGGTGGGCCACAGGGATCTATTTCTAGCATCACCTCGCCAGTCTCATCGTTGATGTAGTAACCGAGTCTGTCAAGGATCTCGGATAGGTCACAGGGGTTCATGGTATGTCGGTTTGGGTATCGAGTACAGCATTGCTGGTCATTACTACGTAGTCCTCATCTTGCATGAGTAACGATTTCATGTACCGCTTGGCTGCAAACGCTTGTCGGTATGCCTTCTCTTGTATTGTACCGTCCTGCTTTATAGCTCGGACAACACATACGTAGGAGGCTGGGAGATTCCACGTGAGAGCTGCCTCATGTCCCATGTCAAAGGTGACTTCGGTTAACTCGTCAGTGGCTTTCCATTTGTTAAGCTCTCGTATTCTGTTTTCAAAGTCACGTCTTGCCATAATGAAATAAGTCGTATTGATGGGTGTCGAGGTGGTGGAATGTCACGTCCGAGTATTACAAAGATAGTAACTATACCTAAGTACCCCCATGTGAAGAGGATACCTAGTATACCTGCCCTCATATAAGCTCGTCCTCGAAACGCTTGTTGGCAATCTCGATTTGCTTGTCCTCATCGTAGTATGGGAAAGCCTCTTTGACTTCCTCGAATATGTCGAGTAGTCTTTCTGATGCGTGTAGTGTACTCATAATGTTTCTGGTATTTGGAAGTGACCTGATACTTTCATTGACCATTTGAAGTTGTACATGTCACCGTACTCGGCAGCTACTCGTTTGTCAACGATACTAGCTATAGCCTTTCTGTCACTGAAGGTCAGGATGTCAGCAACATTAATGTCTTTGGTTGTCATCATCAGTCCAGCTCCTTTTCTATTTTGACAGTTCTAAGATTGTGTGTTTCAATCTTGAACATCTCGTCATGCTCAGGTCTGTCCATGACACGCTTGAGTCTAATTAGTGCAGACTCTTGGCTGTCAAAGACACCTAGTATCATATCGTCCATTGTGTATGGGCTGGTGCGTATCAGCACGTAGACGATTGGGTCATCAGCTGCATCAAAGGTCTTGATGTACTTGTCGTCTGTTGGGACTGAATGATAGTCCGAAGTCATTGGGTCTTTGGTGATTTTAGCCATGTGATTGGAGCCAGTTAAGTGAGCGTTGCATTGTGTAAGGGTCATCATTGAACTTACCAAAAGCTACATTGCATGAGTCGCAGATGTAACCTCTGAACTTGTCAGTGTGATGGCAGTGGTCAAGAACCCACTTGTCAGTATGCCTACCGCAAGATGGGCACTCTCCGGGAGCGGGCACAGGATGTGCCGCCTCAGTCTACGTCTGACCGTTGCTTGGTGGTTGGAGCAAGATTTGCAAGTATTCTTGCGACCTGCTCCCGCAGTGCTAAATAGTGGGAACTCGTCCAGAAGTTTG